CAAAGCAAAGACCACCATCCAGGCTGAAGTCAGCAAGCTCCTGCAGCGTCGCACCCCGCTGACCTACGAGCAGATCGTGTCGAGGGTGCACGAGAAGCACCCGGACTGCCACACGACGGTCAAGACGGTCCAGTGGTACGCCAGCCGGCTCCGCAAGACCGGCGCGGACGTCAGAGTGAGGACCAGCCACGACCGCCGCGACTGGAGGAACCGGCCCGCGCAGAAGCCGAGGGCTGAGCAGGCCGCGGCCTGACCTACGACGAGGGAGCCACGGCTCCCTCTTTTTTTTTGTCGGCGCGCTCCATTATGCTAGGAATCCCGCTATAATGACCCCATGAGCAACCAACATAGGAGTAAGCCATGAAGATCGCGGACATCATACGCAGGGGCATAGCGGTGGGGGCTTCCACCGAGCAGATACTCGCCGCAGTGCGCGAGACGCACCCGACCGCCAAGACAAACGCCGCCTGCGTGGCGTACTACCGCAGCAAGGAGAAGGCGGCGTCATCGTCAGCCGGCCGGCCCATTGCCAAGGCGGCGGCCGCCGTCTGCGGCGCACCGACCTACTCTGTCAAGGGCATCAAGACATTCGTGGGCATGGAGGGGCACGGCTACAACGCCACCCTCTACCGCGACGGCAGGCCGGTGGCCTTTGCCATAGACGACGCCTCGGGCGGGCCGCTGAGCGTCGAGTGGAAGGTCGGCTCTGAGGAGTCACTGCTGGCGGAGCACGTGGCCAAGATGCCGCCGCGCGAGTGCAAGTGGGCAGACCCGTCCACCGGCCGACCCGCCCTGCTGGCCGTTACATCCGACCTCTTCATCGAGGAGCTCGTCAACGACGCCCTGCTGCTGCGCGACGTAGCCAAGATGACCAAGGGCAAGGTGGCATTCATAAAGGACGGCAAGCTGTACACCAGCAAGGTAGAGCCGACCGAGGCCGGCGTGGCCCGCATACGGGCCGCCAACCCCGGCTGCGTGGTGCTGAACGGCATGGACGACCTCGCCGTGCTGGCGGCCGTGCGAGCCCTCAGCTAGCCCATTATTTTTGCCTGCGTAGGAAAATACTTGCGGGAGGGGGCTCCCGAACCCTGCAAAAGGCATATAATGGAACCCATCGACGACATGCAGTGCGCTCGATGACCCGAAAACCGACCTCTAGGAGAACCAACATGACCAAGCTCAACGAACAGTCCACCATCGCAGACATCGCTGCCGAGTACAACAGACTCAAGGGCACCAACACCGACGTCAAGACCCTTGCCAAACGAGGCAAGGCCAAGCTGCTGGCCCAGATCAGCGCCATGCTCGAAGCGCAGCCCGCCAAGGCCGAGCCCGTCGCCGAGGTTGAGCAGCCCGCAGGCGTGTGGGCCTCGCTGGGCACCAAGGCAGAGCGGCCGGCCGAGCCCGTCGCGAAGGCCAAGCGCGCAGCCAAGAAGGCTGAAGGCGAGAAGAAGGAGAAGGGCCCCGTCATCCGCTCGGTCGCCGAGGGCCTCCTCCTCGAGGTCGTGACTCACGACGAAGAGAAGCGCCCCTTCGGCCACCCGTACGAGTACATCCTCGACCGAATCCGCGAGCAGTTCGACGGCGCGAAGACCACGGTGGCCTGCCTCCGCTGGTATGCCGTCCACATGCGTGAGCGTGGCGAGCGCGTGCCGTTCCGCCCCCGTGCTGTGCCCGTCGCCAAGAAGGCCGAGGCCTAAGCCATGCCGCAGATGCTGACCTACATCATAGGCTCCCGCTTCCATGCGGGGGCGCCGCAGGCGGTGCTTCGCCTGCGGCGCGGTGAGGAGCTCGTGCTCCTGCGCGAGCCGTCCAACCCGCACGACCGCAACGCCGTGGCCGTGCACGCTCAGGACGGGCAGAAGCTGGGCTACGTGCCGAGGCAGGACGCGCCGTCCGTGGCCAAGGTGCTGGACCTCGAGCTGCCCATCCGCGCCACCGTGCGGACCGCCGGCGGCAACAACATAGACATCTCTTGGGAGGCCTGACATGGCGAACGACAACGGACAACTGCCCGAGGGGCTGGCGGAGCTCCTAGGCTCCCTAATGGGCAAGTGCGAGCACGAGCTGCAGCTGATGCGCGTCACGACCGTGCTGGGCGTACTTGCCGCCAAGGCCGGCGGCCGGCTGGAGGCGGACCTCGACGACGCCCGACTGCTCGACGGTAAGGGCATCGGCATCCGCTTCGAGGCGGGCCGCGTTGTGGTGGAGCTCGTGGATGCGCCGCAGGCCGGCGAGGCCTCCACGCCGACCCACTCCGCGCCGTCCACGTGGCAGTGAGGAGGACCGCCATGCTGAAGACAGTAGCCACCGGCCTGTGCGCCATAGTAGGGGCCGCAGCCCTCATGCTGACGGCCGCCAAAGTGCTGGACCAACCTGAGGTCCACGTGTCGTGGACGACCGGCAAGTGCGTCCGGGTGGTAGACCCTGACGCCGAGGCGGAGGGCCGGAAGAGCGAGTGGAGCTGCGGTCGGCTGCCTCGCTCGTACGAGCACATCTGGGTGCGCTGAGGACGTGCCACCGGCAAGCCTCAGGCGGCTCAGGTCAATCCCGGTGCCTACAGCCCTGGTGCTTGGCTAGGCCACGGGCGTCGAGGCCCGGATGACCCACCTAGACAATAAAAAGCCGCCGCCTTTGCGGGGCGGCGGTGCAAGACCCGCGGCTAGAAGGAGAGTAAGTCGCCGCGGGGTTCAGCGGTCAGCGGCCGACGCGGCGGGCCCACTCGTGGCAGGTGCCTGCGTACTCGGCAGCGCGGTCGGCGTCGCGGGCGAATTCAAGAAGAAACTCCGAAGCCTCAGCTGAAAGCTCGGCTCCGGTGGAGGCAGTCGCAGGCTCGGGGGCATCGCCGGCGGTGGCGGGCACGGAGCCTCCACAACTCGGCCGACGTCCGGGGTCGCGCAGGCCGCCAAGCTCGCGAGCAAGGCGACGATTGTCGTTAAGCGCCCGATCGAGCGCCAGCTGGTTCTTGTCATGCTGTACCTCCAGTTCAGTTGCCAGCTCATTGTGCTGGCGTTCGGCCTTCATGGCCCGGTCTGTAGCGGCGCGCAGCAGGTCGGCGGCCTCCACCTTCTGGCGGCCTGCTGCCGCCTCCCACTTGCTGTCCTTGTACTCGGCCGTCAGGTACCAGGAGCCGAGGCCCCCGGCAGCCAGGCCGACCGCAAGTGCCAGCAGTGTCGTGCGGACGTCAGGCAGCATCTTGGTCCCCACGCCCGGCTATGGGCTGCGAGGTTACCACGCGCAGGATGGCATTGACGACCGGCAGACCGACGGCCACCATGGCGTAGAAGTTGGCTGGCAGGAACTGCTGCAGCAGGCCCGTCCCGGCCTCCAGGGCCACCAGGGCGGCTACGATGGCATTGACGACTATGGTCTTTGACTGGTACCACTTCTTCATGCTGGATACTCCTTCTTAGGTAGCTCGAAGTGCGGGCCGTCAATGAAGTCGGGCCCTGGATGGCGAACGCAGTACGCGTCCACCTCGCGCTGCATGGCGGCCGGAGAGCCGCCGTACTCGGTCATGGTCTTGTCCCACACGCCGCCCCACCGTATGGGCACGCCCAGCTCGGTGGCAGCCCGGTCCACGGCCACTGCTACGGCGAAGAGTGGCTTCCACTCCCACCGCAGCTGCCCACCAATGTACGGCACCAGGTCGACGGCGTGGCCGGTGATGTGCCGTCCGTCCAGCGTCTTGGTCGCGCTGGCCTTGAAGAGCTGCTCCTGGCGCGCGCGGGAGCGGACGCCCTCGTGCACCCCGAAGTCCTGCTCCGTGATCTCGATGGCGCGCTTGACGACCGCCACGAGGTCTGGGTGGACCCCGGACAGGCGGTCGAGCGACTTTTTGCCTAGTGAGTAAGTCATTCCTTGCCCACCTTCTTGTCAAGTTTGTCCTCGATGCGGTCCAGCTTGGCAAAGATGGCTTGGCCCACCTTGTCGAACTCCTCCCGCCTCATGTACTGCCCGGCCACCAAAATCTGCAGGTTGTTGACCTGCTGGGTCAGCTCGTGGTCGGTCTTCCGCAGGTCCTTGAGGCCCTCCCACATCGCCTTCATCCACCAGCCGCCGAGCGCGCCTGCCACTCCTATGACTATGTTGAACAGTTGTTGATCCACGCTATTTTCTCCTTATTGAGCGGTTTGTTGTGAAGAGGGATTAGTGTCATCGCCCCACAGGTCAACTGCGGCGACGCGCCAGTACAGCTTCGGCCGTACAAGCTCCTGCGGCGTCACGGTGGCTGTGCCGCCAGACGTATAGGTAGAGTAGTATGTAGAGTCCACTGGGACCTCGTAGGTAGACCCAGTCTCAGAATCGTAGGCCTCAGAATATAGCTGAAAAGTAGCGGAGGTAGCTCCCCGGACAACGTAGGTGTTGCCATTTAGCTGCACCATGCCGCCAACGCCGGCCACGACGACTTTTTGGCCATTACCCAAAGGGGTGCCTGAATACGAAAGCACGCAGGGGCCAGCCTTGGTTGCGCCAGTGATATTCACGACGTGCGCCACCTTGGACACGCTGACATCGCACTGATACGCAAGCCCCTCAAACTTCTTGTCGGTGCTATCTGGTGCAAAGCCGGAGCTGGGGCTGCCCCAGACGCGGTAGGCCTTGACGTCCCCGTCCCCATTCGGTAGCCAGTTCAGTGTGTAGACCACGGTGTCCCCCGTCTCTACCTTTACCTGGTAACTGAACCCGGAGCCCATCTGGGTAGGTACCGGGTTGGTGACGTCAAGCACTGCCGCCACAGCAGAGTCACCGAACTCGTTGGTGCCATACACCATGAAGCGCAGGGCCCGCGCGGGCGTGCCATCTAGCGCCATCATCTCGGAGGTGTAGTTGAACTCGACGCCGGAGACGGTCGAGGTGCGCAATAGCGTGGCCCCGGCGTCCTTGTAGACCTTGACTTTGTACGTGTCAGCGTCAACCAGGCTGGACCACTGGACCTTCGCAAAGGGGCCGACAAAGGGCTGCTGTAGGGTCAGGTTCTGCACGGTCAGTGGAGCTCCAGTTGGCGAGCCTACCTCACCATTCCAGGTAGCCCACGTGCCGAGGGCCACGCCACGGCCCGCCACACGGAGGTATAGGCTGCCGCGCACGACGTTCAGCTGGTAGCTTAGCGCCGATGTCTGGGTGACCGTGGTCCAGTTGACTCCGTCGGTCGACTGCTGCAGCACGTAGCTTGAAGCCCCAAGGGCCGGGCCCCAGCTCACGATGACGTAGTCGAGTGCGGTGGGCACGCGCGCGACGGTGAGAAATGGCACTACAGGGCGGTCGGGTATGGATGGCGGACGTGGCACGGCAGACACCGGCGGAGCGGACGTCTGGTCGAACTGGAAGATGGCCGGGTCGTAGTTGACGCAGGTCACCTCTACTGCCTCGTCCCCGGCTGGGTTAATTTCCACCACGCGGCACTTGCGGCTCCAGTCCTGACCTGGCCCAAAGGCGAACAGCACCGGCTCCCGCGAGGTGTCTCCGAAGGTCAGCCCAGAGCTCATGGACGTGGCCAGCTCCACGGACATGGAGTCGGGCCCCTGTGTGACAAGGTATGGCCCATCGCCCGCCCCGTCGTCACGCCGCAGCAAGATGTAGTGCTGCTGCCCGGCAGTGAATGTGACCTGCTCGGACAACATTAGGGTATTGCCGCTGCGGCCGACCACGTGGCCGGAAGTGCCCCACTTGGGCAGGGGGTACGACACGGCCACGAAGTCGCCGTAGCTTGGCAGGTAGCCCTCGAGGCCCGTGCGGAAGGTGACGTTCTCGCGCAGTAGGCGGTCGCTCATGGCTATGTACATGCCCTCGTGGTAGGCATGGTCGCGATTGGTGCATCCAGCCAGCGTGATCTTGTTCGGATTGAGGCCGAGTGACCCAGGCGGGAGGCACATGACAGACTCCTGCAGGCCACTCGTGGAATTCACGTAGACCATCTGGACTGAGTCGTACTCCTTTGGGTCGAACAGCTTCACCTCCCACTTGAACGAGTCTGGCAGCATGTTGTCGACGCCAAAGACGCCCATCGGTATTGCCTGAGTCTCGTCGCGCACAAGGCCGACAAAGGACCCATTGACAATGGGCACGGCGCGCCCAACGCGGGCAGCGGCCTTGGCCGCCTCCCACACGGTCGTCTTCTGGTTGAAGACGAAGTCGAAGTACTCCTGGCGGCCCTCCCACACGGCGTCCAGCCGCTCCAGCTCGTCCAGGTCTATGTACTCCGAGCCAAGCTGCCCGCCGTAGGCCGAGGCAAATATGTCATAGAAGGCCCATGCCACAGACCGCGTGGGCACTGCGGCAGTCCAGGCGCCATTCTGGCGTGTCACCAGCTTGCGGGTGCAGTCGACGTTTATGCGGTTGGCGCTGTTGTCGTTCAGGTTGTTGCTGGCCTGGGCCACCACGGCAAGCATGGTGACGCTGCCGTAGTCCGTGGTGTTGGGTAGGAAGGCGCGAGCCGACTCCCAGGTCAGGGTGTCCCCCACCCGGTAGCTGCCTGAGGCGTTGTTGGTGCGCTTGCCGCGTATCTCGTAGCGCCCGCTCGCGACGTCCACAGACAGGGTGTACCGCTGCGGGTTGACGGTGTTGAGGGTCTTGGTGAACTCGGCCAGTGTCTGCCACGCGCCGGCTGGGGCCCCGTTGTCATCGATCAGGCGGACCTCGAACAGGGCCGTGACGGTGACGGCGCTGAGCCCACCGTCGTCGTCGTTGGACGAGTACAGCCCCTGCGGCAGGGTCAGGTCCACCTCTATCTTGTTCGTCACCGTGAAGGAGGCGGTGAGCGCGAATGGCCCGTAGACGGTGTACTGCGCCTCGTTGGGGCCAAATAGCTCCAGCCGGTTCACCTCGACAGACGTCACGACGTTGCCGGGGAACAGCGTGACCTGCCCGCCTGGTGGCACCAGCTGGTAGGTCACGTTCTGGAACGAGTCGATGGGTGTGTCCTCGATGTAGATGCCGTGGACCTGGAACTCGCCCTGCCCGAGGCAGAACAGCTGGTACAGGTACTGCTCGTTGCCCTCGTACTTGTTGAAGGGCCGTGCGGCGTAGGACGGCCACAGCTTGTTGCGGCCGTACGCCACCTCGATGGGCTCCATGATCTTCATGGTGTTGCGCTGGCCGGACAGGCTGAAGACCGGGTCCGGCGCCGGCAGGTCCGCCGGGTTCTTCGGCGTCGGCATGTTGGACACCATCACGTAGGTGGCCACCGCTACCACCGCCATGAAGATGTAGAAGATGGTCTCGATGCCCGCCGGCAGCACGGCGGCCGCCAGTGTGTCCCCCTCTTCCACTACCGTGTCGTCCCAGGTAGACCGCATAAGCGGGCGGCCGTTTAGACTGACCAGGGTTGGCTGCACGAACTCGACGAAGCCGGGGTGGGCGTGCTCGAGCGCCTGCCTCACCGTGAGGCCAGCCGGCACCCGGACGACGTCGCGGGCGTGCGGTTGCAGCGGGTTGTGGCGCTCGATCAGGTGAGCCATGTCATGTCCTCGTGCTTGTAGGGTACCATGCGACTCCAGCCCATCTTCCTCATGGCCGACATCCGCGTACCGACCACTCCGGCGCCCTCAAAACAGTGGTATATGGTGTTGGATGGGTGCCAGATTCCGACATGGGAGATGCGTTGCGTTTGCCCCAACATTATGACGCAGTATGGCTCCGGGCGAGCCAGCATATGCCAGCGGCCTGTCGACAGCTCCCGGGCCATGCCCTCGTCGAAGGCTCGCTCGCGCTCCTCCAGGCCGACGTCGTAGATGAACTCCGGGGCCTCTGCCCAGCCGAGCCCGTCGCGGAGCACGTGCAGGCAGAGGCCCCAGCAGTCGTAGGAGCCCGGGCCGCGGCCGAGGCACTCCCACGGCTTGCCGAGCGCCTCCTCGATAAGCCTGTCAGCGCAGGCCGGGGAAGCGGTCGCCGGTGTAGTAGTCATTGGGGAACCTCTTGTTTACAATGTCGATGAAGCTGGCCTGAGCGCTCGCGGTCGTCGCCGTTATGGCGGCGCCCTTGAGGTACAGCACCAGCGGTGGATCCATCTGCGGGGCGGTCAGGTCGTCGCTGAGGTAGGGGCGGTAGAGCACCTCGACCGGGGCCAGTGACGACCGTGCCGCCGATATGAAGTCGGAGATGCGTGAGTCCACGTTGTCCATGGATATGTCGAGCGACTGGCTACCAGTCTCGCTGCTCTTCGGCAGGCGAAACTGGAAAGGCACGGGCTCGAATGTGGCCCACTCGCCGGTCTCCAGGCGCATCTGCAGCGGCTCCACGCCGCGGTAGATGAACAGGGACTCCGCACCGGCAAGGCGGAGCTCGATCGTCTCGAGTACCGCCTTGCCGGTTGGGGCTATGGCGTAGGCCTCGCGCAGGGCGTCAGACAGGGCTGAGTTCATCACCAGCCCCTTGAGTTGAAGAACTCATACACCTTGTCCGCCACCAGATTGTTTCCAGTGGTGTTCAAATGAATTCCATCCACACGGAGGCTCGACGGGGTAATCCCGTTGTTATAGTCGGTCACGTCCTGAGGAATTGCCGGGTTATATTGGGACCTCAGGAAGGCAAGGATGTCGTAGTGATTGCTCGGATACTCCGCCTTGAGCCAATCATTCACAGCCGTCATGCTGTTGTAATTGGCGGTTCCAATCGTCCAATCGGAATTGGTGATGAGGGTGAGTATCAGGACGCGCTTGCCCAAGGTCTTCAGGTGCGCCACGCAGGCCCTTATGTCAGCCTTGATGGTCTCCACCTGCGACACGTTATTGACCCCCATCCACAACACGCAATTCGTGCTGTCCTTATCGGTATAGGTCACGGCCCTGATGTTGGTGTTCATGCCCGCAGTGAAGGCCCAGTCGAAGTAGAACGGACCCAGTGCAGTAGCGGACCCCGCCCCAAAGCTCACAGATGCTCCGCCACTGAACTCCGCCACCTTGAAGGCATTCGCAGAGGCGTCCCGAACGTAATACACTTTTCCCGGGTAC